TTTCGGACTCGGTGGCGATATCCTCTATCTCGCCACGGTCAAGGTCTTTGGCATAACTGAAAAACAAGTCAATCACCGCATCGGGAGCAGTAACAGCCAGCCCTATCAATGCCGACTCTATATCCCCATCCTTGGAGGATATAGCTTGGTTTGCGTATACAGGCATGGTCTGTATCAAATCTACAACCGACTTACGCCATCCCCTGCTGTCCTTAATCCTGAGTTGCTCGATGCTGTATTGATTACCCCCCAGTATTACTGTGATAGGGGCAATACAAATTTTATCTTCTTCTGTCCGTTCCGTCATAATCAATCTCCTTTAAACTTTATTTAGGCTGCGTTGTAAACTACAGATACCGCCGGGCCGCTTCCCTTGAGAGCCGTAAATGTTACAGGTATCGTAGTCTTTGATCCCTTCCTGTAGGACATAGAAACCGAGCCAGTAGCCGTGCACAACGGTATGTATATCGCACATTTATATCCAGCCGGGTCAGTGCCCTCTATTTTCAAGTTCATAGTCTTTAATACTCCGGCACCTATGGTCAGGATGCTACCCGAAACCACACTCCCGGCGATAGCATTGCCGATATTAGCCAGCGAACTCTCAGCCATATTACAGGTTACAGAACACGCCTCCTGTGTGAGCGCCCGGTCTACCGGGAAGGTTTCCTCTTCCACATATATTTCGGCAACGGTTGGCGCATAATCGACGGTTACCCCGTCCTCGGTATAACCGACATCTACAAAAGGAGAACTCAGAGACAGGCAGGGTGCCGTGCCGCCTGGCTCGATGGTGTATGTCGTGCCCATTACTTCTATGGTGTCGACATACATAGTCCTCAGTGGCGTGGTCTCCCACAGTTCAACCCTTACCCGGGTAAGTACCCAGTCTCCAGGTGTGCAAGCGGCGCCGTCCAGTGCTTCTATTGCAGTCTGGACAGCATCTGCGTCAATTAAACCCCATTCAAAGAATGAAGTCCCTAATTCTGTATGCCCACCATAACCGGTAGGGGTATCAATAGCCATAGTCTGCAATACCCATGCCGCAGTTCCTAAGTATGTCTGGTTCGGGACTAAAGTAATCTCAGCCCACCCTTCACTATTCGAGTCTTCAAATCTGAACTCCATTTGTCCAAAGTTCCCGGTGACAGCGGAACAGTGGTGATAGAAACTATTAGTTATAATCCCCGCTGTCCATAGAGTCATCGTAGTGCCCGTTGGGGGCACGAGTTCAACGTGGGTTGATCCGGCATTACCCGACCCGCCCTTGTATAGCTTTACCGAGCGTGACCCTGCCTGATATTGTGTGGTTGACCATTCAGCGATAGCGTCGTTCGGCTCCCTGATTGACAGGGTAGCCACCCCTGTTAATACATTTGATTTAGTTCCCATTTTGCTTTACCTCCTAAAAATTGGTATAAGAAAAGCCACCTCATCGGTGGCTGGTGACTGGGTAACGAGCGGTCTTTACGCCCGTATCATAATTGAGAAGAAAGTCAGAACACGATAATAGTTTGGGATATCCACGTCCTGCAAATCCTGTCCTTGCACCTCCTCTATTGCTGACATTATCTGATAAGTAGTGCCGCTAACTACCACATCCACATTCTGTATGCCCTGTAGGGCATCGTAGAGCTTGCGGTACACGTTACGTGCGTCTATTATGTTATCCGCCCAACAATCAAACTGGATACTGGGTGTAACTATCTCCGGTATATACGGTGTTGATTCACCGCCCCTGCCAAAGAATCCGATGGCCGGTAACGTTGTATTCTCCGACAACCGGGGGCATTCAATACGGTAACCGACTACATCGGTTAGTGCCGTCTGGTCTACCAGATACGCTCTGACTATTGCGTTTACGTCTGCTATTGCCATTACATCAGCCCCGCTTTCAAGAACTCCATAAGTTTGCCTCTATTCCTGTCCAGCGCAGGCTTCATGTAAGGCCGCGCGGCTGTATGAATCGTCCCTGTCTCTAGATACCCGCCATAACCGGAGGTAGAGTAAACCGCCCCTTCTAATTCGTTTTTGGCTACTTCACCACCAGGGCCAACCTCATACATAATTGAGCGTCGGTTATTACCTGTTAAATAAGGGCTACCCTTTATAGTATCATTGGCTATGGCTATGATAGCTTTAGTCATCGCTACCTTGCTGGCTCTATTAACCTGGTCAATAGCCCCTTGTGTGTTCAGGTTGGTTGTTACTGATACGTCTAATTTCATGCTACCTTCTGTAAATATACTTCTCTGTGATGCTGGCTGGCGCCGTTCGTTCTCCTCTGTACAAGTAAGACCTCAAAGGTCGAGGCGTCTACTACCGCCCCGGTAGAGGCTAATAAAATATTGCTCACCCTGTCGTGCTCGGTAATGTCAACTGAATCCTCAACAAATAATTTATAGTCGCTGATAACCACCTCGGCGCCGAACCTGACCTCACGCCCTATGGTGCTAACCAGTCTGCAAGGCGTGCTCTCATGGACAACAGTCCACGTCTTTACCTTGTTGCCGTAAGCGTCCCTATCACCCTCTGAATAGCTGCTGACATCGCAGGTGTGAATCAATAAACTATCGTAGCTCATTCTTCTACCCCCGTTAAATCCATTTCAGCCCAAGTCATACAAGGCACAGACGATGCTTTCTCTCTTAAATTACTAGCCAGTTTGAGCATCTTGTCAACTATCTTCTGGGTATATGAGTAGTCACCTATATGCTCGCTGTCGGCATTGAGCGCATAACTAGAAGCCCATGACTCTAGCGCCAGAGCTGATGCAGAATCAACATCGTTGCCCTCTGCTGATAAAAATGACTCAATCTCTTCATCAGTAAATTTATAATCGGCCAGGACTGTATCGCCGATTCTTAAACGGACTTTACCGACTGCATTTTCGATGTTATATGTTACTGTCATAATTTCTCCTCATGTATCCTGGTTGAAGGCATCCTGTTTACTGCAAGCCTGGCGATAGCTACCGCCAAACGTACGGGGTAAGCCAGTTTAACAGCATCGACTATCGCTATTGAATCGGCAAATGAAATGCCGTAGGTGTGAGATATGTCATCGGCTATTGATACTGAATCCGACTCATTGATAGCCACATTTTTAGCAATAGCATCAGCGATTACGACCGTATCAGCCAGAGACACAACGAAGTCTGTCACATCAGCAATAGAATCTGAGATTGCTACTGAGTCTGTTTCAGCCATACCTATTAGCTTGGCGACAGATTCCACGATAGCCACAGTGTCAGCCTCGGAGAGGGCAACACTTTTTATAATGTCATCGGCTATCGCCACCACGTCCGACTTATCCAGGCCAACGGCTTTGCCGGTAAGAACGTCTGCTATTGTTAGAGTATCAGCTAAAGTCTTGACAAACTCGGCTACCGTTGATAAACTATCTGCTATTATCACCGAATCTGTTTCCGCCAGGCTCATATTCTTTGCCATGCTATCTACTAATGCAACGGTATCTGCTCGATTTATCCTCACTGACTTAGCTTCTGAGTCGGCAATACCTAGAGTGTCAGCAAATGACTTTAGGAACTGAGATGTTTTAGCGAAGGTATCAGTTAAAGATACTGAATCAGCCCTTGGCAACCCGATATCTTTAATTACCGTATCGGATATGCCTACTGAATCATCAACAGATAATAACCATTCAACAACATCCGCTATGGAGTCTGTGATAGTTACTGTATCCGAGTAAGTCCTGACAAACTCCGAAATCTTATCTAATGATTCTGTTATGGCTACCGAGTCCGCTTCTGTTAACCCTATCTCCTTGACTATACTGTCAGTCACAGCGATTGTATCTGAGAGGGATAGATTGTACCCTTTTGTTGCTACCAGAAAATCGGCAATCGTTACGGAGTCGGCAAGGGGTAAGCCAACAGATTTAGAGATAGTATCCGCCAGCGTAACCGTGTCTGCTAAAGTTCTGTAGAACTCGGAGACTTTGGCGAAGCTATCAGTTATTGCTACTGAATCAGACTGTGCTTGTCCGATGCCCTTACTTATATCATCGGCAAGGGTCACACTATCCGCAATTGAACGCTGGAAGGCTGCTACTTTAGCTAGACTATCGGCAATCGCCAAACTGTCACTTTGTGCT